GTGCCCGGCTGCGTGGCCTGCCACCGGTGGCTCGACCAAGGCCCGGCACCGGCCGAGAAGAAGCTGGCCACCTTCATGCGCGCGCACGCCGACCAGGTGCTGCACTGGCGCGCGGTGCTGGCCGACATGTCGCTGCCGCAGCGCGACCGCGACGCGGTGCGCTGGGCGCTCAACTTGCTCAACGCGACCCCGGTGGTCCTGATCACGCCATGAGCGCCGCCCTCACGCCCAAGCAGGCCGAAGTGCTCGCGTTCATGCGCGAGTTCTTCGCGGAGAACGATCAGCTGCCGGCCGGCCCGGAGATCGCGCGCCATTTCGGCTTCCGCAGCCCGAACGCCGGCTTCGAGTACCTCATCGCGCTCGAGAAGAAGGGCTGCATCGAGCGCAACGCCGTCGGCCGGTACCGTTTCACAAGGAGCACGCCGTGCACCGACGTCGCAAACCAAAGCTGAGCTTGCTCGAGCGGGCCATGATCGAGAAGCAGTGGCACAGCACCACGGTCACGGCCCGTATTCACACGCTGATCGGCAACAGTAGCGAGGGCATGGTCAATGCCGCGGGCCGCGTCTTCTTCGTGGTGCTGGGCGCCGCGGTGGCCGAACACAGCGATGTCGAGCAGGTCGACATCCGCATCATCCGCGGCGCCGTCAACTCCGTCTTCGACCTGGCCGGCCAAGAAAACATTTCCGATGAGCGCCGCGCCTCGATCGACAGCGGGCTGCGCGCGGCCGAGCGCCTGGTGCCGACCTTCGCGCGCCGCAGCCTGACCGATTCCGCATGCGAGCTCGAGCTGAAGCTGCGCGGCCACCACGTCCACATGAGCGAGTTCGCCGCGGTGCTGGCGAACCTCGCGCCCCAACACGTTACTCCCACCACCGGAGCCCGATGAACCAGAAGCCACCACCGCCGCAGCGCCGCAACGTCGGCGAGTTGGTCTACCAGACCATCCTCGACCTGCACAACGCCGGGCGCATCGCTACGCGCAACGTCGTCAAGGAGATGACGGGCCAGAGCTACAGCGTGGTCGATGACCACGTCAAGCGGATGCTCGAGGACGGCCGCCTGCGCCGAGTCGCGCCCGGGGTCTTCGAGCCCATCGAGGAGATGCCAGAGAGCCGCGCCATCTTCCTCGGCAGGCTGCCGAGCGGGATGTGGAAGCTTGACATCGGCGACTTCTGCGTCGATCTCACGCCCAGCGAGGCGCGGGCCCTGGCCAGCATGCTGGTGGGCACCGCCAACGAGATGTCCAGCCTGCAGAACGCGCGCGACCTCGCCGACGGCCTGGCTGAGCTGCGCCGGCACCAGGTTGCGGCCGCGGCCCGCGAGAAGGACCGCGACGACGTCCTGCGCAAGCTGCAGGGCATCCCCGAGCAGACCGAGATCACCTTCACATAACCGGCCGCGAGGCCACAACCCCGGGCTCCGGCCCACTTCAACCAGGAGAAGACGATGAACCTCAACCACCCCAACGGCCTCACGGTAGGCCGTGCCATTCCCGCCGGCGACGCCCAGCCGCGCGAGCGCGAGATCCCCGACCTGCTCGGGCAGCTGATGGGCGCCGCGGAATCCGCGTCGACGTCGCTCGGCATGTTGGTCGAGCGCATCGGCCCGGTCATGCGCGCGGAGGGTCCGTCGAGCACCGGCGGCGCAGTCGAAGCGCCGGCCTACACCGACCTCGGCAGCTCGCTGCACGAGCTGCTGCGGCGCGTGCGCGGCCTGGACACGAAGGCCCGCGACGCGCTCAGCCGCCTCGAGCTGCCCTGAAAACCGCCACTCTCAACTACTAGGAACACCATGGGCCCTAGCATCGAAGACATCCTCGCCATGTTCGCCAAGGGCGAATGCACCCGAGACCAAGCGCTGCAGTGGATCGGCAGCCACATCGACGCGGCCATCCGGGACTCCGCGCTGCTCGACCACTTCGCCAGCACCGCAGCGATCGGCCGCGACTCGGCCGGCAATATCTCGACCAACAGCGCCAAGGCTGTGATGGGCGAAGACCCGCCGGATTGGGACGCCAACCCGGCCGCGGCCATGCAGTGGTGGTGCGACGCCGAGGCGCGCATTCGCTACGTCAAGGCGGACGCGATGATGAAGGCGCGCATTCTCTGAGCGGTCCCCAGGTAATGTCTCAAGCGGTCGATCCATCCCATGCTGACGGGGAGGAGCGCGGCTAGCTTGTCGCCGGTGGCGTGCAAAGCCATCCCACCTCGCCCGGCTTCTTTCCCTTGGGGCATTCTGGAACGCGCGGGCTGGGGGGCGGCACTCGGGGAGTTTGACCTGCGCCGGCTCCAGTGGCTTGGTCCTGCTTGTCTGCCGCGGCATCGGCCGGTCTGGTGAACTCGATGGTGACAGTGTTCTCTCGCGTGTTCTGACTAGAAGCACCAACTTCGACGTTGCCCACCGGCTCAACAATTCCGAGCGTCAGTTTGCCGGTTTTCGAGTCAACCGCCGTCACCTTGAACACCGTTGTGATCTTGGAGACTCGAACGCCCAACTTCGAGTCCTCTTCCGCGACAGTGGAGTTGACGAGTGCGGTGCGCATCTCCTTGAGCACTTTTTCCATGTCCGCCTCCGACGTGATCTTCGGCGCCGTTTGCCAGCACGCTGAAAGCAGCAAAGCTGCCGCGACAGGCGGCACGAATCGCAAAACTGTAAGCATCGATCTCTCCTCGTTTGTGGAGTCGGCATCGTCCGACTTTCCCTCACCGGATCAATCATTCGTTTGTGGGATGGTGCGCGCTGGCCCCAGTAGGGATTGGCCAGTCTGTGGTGCAGCCGGAAGATTTCGCTGTCCCCGCCATGGCAAGGGGTTCCCGCCGGTAGCCGCGGCACACCACCTTGGAGGTTCTCCCTCATGGCTCACGCCCGTTCGTTCCGCTCGTTCGCCGTTCTCGTCGCTGGCTGCATGCTGGCCGTGGCCGGCGCCTGTTCCACCGCGTTCCACCAGGCGCGCAGCATCGTGGTCGCCGCGCGCGACTTCGCGATCGAGACCGCGCGAGCCGTGGTGGAGAAGTTCGAGCAGCCCGCGCTGCGCCTGACCGCCCGCCCGGTTGAGCTGGTGCAGGCCTGCGCCCACGCCCTGAGCCTGGCCAAGCGCGAGCGCCCCCGCCTCATGCCGGGCTGGCGCATGTGCCCGTCGATCTGATCAATCCTGCAGGGCAAGCCGCTGCCGCAAGAGCAGCGCCGGAGGCAACCGGCGCAGTTTCGAAAAATCGACCTCTCTGTCGGAGAATTGGCCTTCTAGATGTTTTGGAGGGGCGATGGTCGAAGACGAAGACGCGAAAGTCCGGCGCAACTTGGTCGCGGTGTCCTCTGTAATCTTGCTGTTGGCCTGGCTCGATGTGCCGCTTTCGGCTATCGCAGGGAGACTTCTCGGTGAAAGACCCGAATCCGCCACTTTCGTATTGCCAGCCTGGAAGGTCTGGTCAGCAGGTTTGGTGCTGCTGAGCTATTGCCTCGTGAGGTACCTGTACTCGGAAGAGGCAGACAAGGGGAAAAATGCGCTTGCGATCGCTCAGCAGGCGCGGTTTGCGCAACTTCTAGAAAGGCATCTCACTCGACTCGGACGCGCTATCGAGCGAAGAGCGCTCCCACCGGGCGCGTTCCGTGATTCCATCAATTCCTTCATTGAGCAAGTGGGGCGCAATCGTGGTCGGTCCGACGACTTTCGAACGGCTCGAATTCACGCGAAACTGTCCCGTGCCAGTGGAGGGCCGCCAGCACTTGGCTTAGACCACAATCTGTCGATTGTTCTATCGTTTGACAGAGATTTGGGCACGAATGCAACTAGGAGTGTCACCCGCTATTCGATGAGCCCGCGGTTGAATTGGTGGATGAATCGCCGCGCAGAAGTAGAGGCCGCCGTACTGTCTAAGGGTGCGGTCACGCATGCTTGGCCGCTCGGGCTCGCTGGCGGGGCAGTCGCGGTAATACTCTGGAAGCTTGGACGCGCAATCCTCGATCTGCTCACCTAGGCGACCCCCACTAAGGTTCGCAGGTTCGCACCGCCCCGGGAATCATCCCGGCCCATGACCGACGCGCGCGAACCTGAAGACAAGCCGATAGCCCACTGGCCCACCATCGAGGCCGACTTCCGCGCCGGCATCAAGAGCATCCGCCAGATTGCCCGAGAGCACGGCCTCTCCGAGACGGCCATCCGCAAGCGGGCCAAGGCCGAGGACTGGACCCGCGACCTCTCCGCCGCCATCCAGGCCAAGGCCGACGATCTGGTTCGCAGGGAAGCGGTTCGCAATGAGGTTCGCGCTGCGAACCAAATCCCCGACAAAGTCGTCGTCGACGCCAACGCGAACGCCGTCTACCGCGTGCAGATGGCCCACCGCGCCGGGCTGACGAAGCTCGCGGTTCTGCGCGACGGCCTGCTGTCGGAACTTGAGCAGGCCGCCACGCCTGCGGCCGCGCCAGCGCCAGCGCCAGAGACCGCCGACGAGAAGGGTGATGACGCAGCCGAGCCGCAGCCTGCGGCAGGCCTGACCCTGCCGACGCGCATCGCAGCCCTGAAGCAACTAGCCGAGGTCGACGAGAAGATCCGCCGCGGCGAGCGCGAGGCCTACGGCATCGACAAGATCCAGCCCGACGAAGGCGGCATTGTCAGCAAGCTGACCGACGCCGAGCGCGCCAGCCGCCTGGCTGCGCTGTTCGCGATCGCGCGAAAGAGGGCGGCCGATGGCGCCTGACATAGATGTCCCCGAGCTCGTGAAGCTGATGCCGTGCCTGTCGGACGGCGAGCGGGCCGAGCTCGACCTGCTGCTAACCGATGGCCTGCCGCTGTGGATGCCCCAGGTCGGTCCGCAGATGGCCGCGCTGGAATCGAAGGCCGACATCCTGTTCTACGGCGGCTCGGCCGGTGGCGGCAAGACCGACCTGCTGCTGGGCGCCTCGCTCACCGAGCAGGAGCACAGCATCATCTTCCGGCGCGAGGCCGTCCAGCTGGTCGGCATCGAAGAGCGCATGGCCAAGATCCTGGGCACCCGCAAGGGCTACAACAGCCAGGACGGTGTCTGGCGCCTGCCCGGCAAGCGCGTGCTCGAGCTCGGCAGCGTGAAGGAGCCTGACGACTGGACGAAGTACCAGGGCCGGCCACACGACGCCAAGCTCTTCGACGAGATCACCCACTTCTTGGAGCTGCAGTTCCGCACGCTGATCGGCTGGATGCGCACCGACAACCCGAAGGTGCGCCAGCGCGTGATCTGCGCCGGCAACCCTCCGACCAGCAGCGAGGGCGAATGGGTGATCCGGTTCTGGGCGCCCTGGCTCGACCCCAAGCACCCGAATCCGGCCAAGCCGGGCGAGCTGCGGGGGTTCGTCACCGACGAGGCCGGCAAGGACATGGAAGTCCCCGGACCCGAGCCGGTGATGGTCGGCAAGGAGCTGATGACGCCGAAGAGCCGGACATTCATCCCGTCCAGCGTCGACGACAACCTCTACCTGAGCACCACGGGCTACAAGGCCACGCTTCAGGCGCTGCCGGAACCGTTGCGCTCGCAGATGCTGCGCGGCGACTTCCTGGCCGGCCGCACCGACCCGGTCTGGCAGTTGATCCCCACGGAGTGGATCAAGGCCGCCCAGGCGCGCTGGAAGCCCAAGGACAAGAAGGGGCCGATGACGGCCCTTGGCTACGACGTCGCCCGCGGCGGCCTTGACAACTCGTCGGCCGCGCGCCGGCACGGCAGCTGGATCGACGAGCTGGTGACGGTGCCAGGCATCGCGACCAACGACGGCCCCAAGGGCGCGGCCTTCGTGGTGCCGCTGATCCGCAACGGGGCGCCGGTGGCTGTAGACGCGATCGGCGTGGGTACCTCGGTGCTCGATTTCCTCGTCGGTCTCGGCGTGCTCTGCGTGGCCGTCGTCGGCTCGGAGAAGAGCGATGCCATCGACAAGACCGGCAACCTGCGCTTCCGCAACAAGCGCGCCGAGATGTACTGGCTGCTGCGTGAGGCGCTCGACCCGACAGCCGAGGACCCGCTGGCGCTGCCGCCTGATCCAGAGCTCACCGCCGACCTCTGCGCCGTTCGCTACAAGGTCGTGCAGCTCGGGCGCTTCGCCGCCATCCTGATCCGCGACAAGGACGAGATCCGCGAGGAGCTCGGCCGCTCGCCCGACAAGGGCGACAGCGTCGCGCAGACCTTCCTTTCCGACATCCCCGAGGCCGTCGCCTTGGCCGAGTCCTCGCCTCGCGAGGATCCCGACTGGCGCTCTTTCTGAGAACCACCATGACAGCACTGACCACCGAGCTCAACGGCCCGCGCACCGCCGCGCCCGACACCGACATGCAGACCGGCGCGCTGACGCTGCAGGAGTTCACCGACTTCTTCCACGAGATCGAGGAGCAGCCGGCCTGGCGCGCGAAAGCCGATCGCGAGATGGAGTACTACGACGGCAATCAGCTGAGCTCGGAGATCCTGCAGAAGCAGCAGCAGATCGGCATGCCGCCGGCGATCGAGCCGCTGATCGGGCCCGCCATCGACGCCGTGCTCGGCCTCGAGGCGAAGACCCGAGCCGACTGGCGCGTGCTGCCGGACTCGCAGGACCAGAGCGGCGACGAGGTTGCGCAGGCTCTCAACTTCAAGCTGAACCAGGCCGAGCGCCACAGCAAGGCCGACAAGGCCTGCTCGGACGCCTTCAAAACGCAGGTCGCGGCCGGCATCGGCTGGGTCGAGGTCTCGCGCAACCCGAACCCCTTCCAGTTCCCGTACCGGTGCAAGT